CTTACGAAATTCTTGTAAGTTTTTATTAAGATTTTCTTTAGCTTGTTTTTTATTTTTAAAATAATATGTATCTAACATATTCATTTTTACTTCGTGATCATAACAGTTGCTCATTTTATTTTTCCCTTTCTATTTTTTAAATAATTTTTCTCCACCTATTCCATGTGGCATTTCTATTATTTCAATATAATCTTTTAACCACTCTTTAGCCTCTGATCTATTTTTAAAATCTGGAACACCCTCATCTCCACTATCTATTTCTAATGCTTGTGTTTCATCACTTAATAAATCACTATGAATATGAACCTTATATGGATCATAAATAATTATTTTATATTTAGTCATTTTATTTTTCCCTTTTGTTTAGTTGTTTAATCATAATTATATTTTTTATTTATTTTATTTAACCAATCAAAATAAAATGAAATTCTTTCACTTTCTTTTTTCATTTCATTACCACAACAATCTTGATACCAATTTATATTCTCACTTTTTTCACAAATTTTATGCCATAAATATAAATATTGATATTTTTTAGTTTTAAGTTTTTGTTTTAATAGTTCCATTTTATTTTTCCCTTTTGTTTTTCTCATTAGCCATATCAACCAAATCATTTGGCAATGGTTCTATATCGTAGTCATAAAATATGGCTAAACTGTGATCTTCTTCTTTTTTTAATTTAGCCAAATAATCGTTGTAGTTATTTATTAATTTACTTAATTTACTACTATCATCACTCATATTTATTCAATCTCCTCTGTTCCTTCATCATTTATTTCAGAAAAAATTTCCTCTGTTTCTTCATAGTCTGCTATTCCATCTTCATTATGTTTTCTTGTAGCTTCTTCTAAATTATCAGCTTCAACAATTAATTCTTCTCTAACAGTTTTTCTTACTTCTCGCCAAAATAAATATTGTTTTTTCATTTATTCAATCTCCTCTATTTCTTCTATTGTAAAATCACCTGCTGAATTTGACCAATCACTATTTAAATAATCAGACGCACATGTGTCTAACGCAATTTTTTTAGCTTGTTTTTTATTATCTGCGTTAATTTCTGTTTCATAAATTGCATAAATAGTTTCTTCTGCTCTTATTTTATACTTTGGCATTTATTCCTCGCTTTCTGTTAAATTATCAAGTATATCATTTAGTTCTTCATTTCTTTTCTGTAATTTTTTTATTTTTTCAAAAAGATAATCTATAAATTCACTTTTAAATTCATTTAATTCTTTATTCATCTATTCCTCGCTTTCATCATCTGCATACGCAGTTATATAATCAGATAAATTTTGTTTAACTTCAATCATAGCCATACTTTCCGCTTCATGTTCGCTATCTGCTTCAAATGTTAAATCAAATCTATCAATCCAATTTTTATCAACTGATAAAGATACTTTATATTTTGTCATTTATTCCTCGCTTTCTGTTTTTTCTTCATCATCTTCATCAATATCATGTGCGTTTAAATAATCATCATAACCACAATTAAACGCAATAGGGTCACCCCTTTCTAATAATATAGAATAAGGCAATCCATTATGAATTGGTTGTATTTCATCAAGCCATTCTTGATATTCTTTATAGTATTTCATAAGTTCCTTTCTATTTGTTTAAGTCTGTTAAGATATAAGTACCATTTTTAATTTTGGCTCGTGTATCTTTTATAGTTTCATTAAGAAATATATTTCTATACTTGCCGGTTGTGTTTGAGTAGTTCCAATATTTTTTATCTAAAAATGTTGATGTTGTTTCTGTTCCATCTTCCCAATTATGAAATAATTTTTTTACAATTATTGAATTATAAGATTGAAAATATTTGTTTCCAATATCATCAGTAATAACAAATTGATTTGCTATTTTGTTTCCATTGTTACTAGTTATGTTTTGTACTTTCATTTTAGTTTCCTTTCGTTAGTTAATTAAAGTTAATAAATAAATATGGCTATAATTAGGCAACATTTATTTGTTTTATTGTTTGTGAATTAATATCTTTACTTAAATGACAATTTGAAAAATATTGCATTAAATCATTGTCTTTTAATTCAGCTATTAACCCAAATGTTGCCGGTGTAATGTATTTAAAACCCTTACCCATAACAACATAATATCTTGATCTAACAGTTTTTTCATTTTCAAAAACTTCAAAAATATCACCAACACAAGTTGATCTAGTTTCAACTGTTGGGATCATATCAAAGCCAATACTGTCATTGATCCATGCTTCATCTAGATTTTGAGTTCTTTTAAAAACATACTCTAATGTTTGATCTAGATTTTTATTTGTAGGCATTCTCATTGTAGCAACGTGGCTAACTTCATTTTCAAATGCTTTATGAAATATTCTTATTTTATTCATTGTGTTTCCTTTTGATTGATTTGTTTTAAACATATCTAAAACATATATATTAATTATGTTAAGAATAAGGCAAGATATATTATTATTTTATAGATTAGAATAATTCTAATGTAGTTTAATAATTTGGTATCCATACATAAACAGATGTTGTTTTTTTTTACACGTTAAAACAAACGACAGTATTATTGACCTATCTATTGAGAATTATTTAATTAATTAAATAGTTACCGGTAACTTTCTATTATCACTAATCTATAATAGATATATATTCCTAGATTATTGTGTATTTTTGGTTTTTAAATTTTGGCTATACCCCAGATTACACCCGCACTTTTTCTTTCTATATAGACCGGACTTGTGAGGACACCTTTAGATCCACCCACCCCTTTATACACAAACACTTTTCTGTTTTATTTTTTTTAAAAATGCACTAGATGTAGTATATGGATTACTTTAGTGCAGATGATTTAGATTCAGTTGCTTATATTGAGGAAGGAACAAACAACGTAATTATTAAGTTTTATGGATTTCCCAATAAAGTAGCAGCCGATTTATTTATCAGCTATGCTATGCTCAATATGGGTTTTGATTACCAACCTATAGCTGGTGCAAAATCCGACATGATACACTAGATATGGATATTAAGATACCTTACACACCAAGGAAGCATCAAGCCTACTTGCACAGACAGATAGACAATCACAGATGGAATGTACTTGTATGCCATAGAAGGTTTGGAAAAACAGTTTGCATGATCAACCACCTAATTAGGTCAGCATTACTGTCTAAAAATAAGAACCCTAGATATGCTTACATTGCACCAACCTTTAAACAAGCAAAGTCTATCGCATGGGATTACATGAAACAGTTTACCGCCAAGATACCCCACACCAAATTTAACGAAACAGAGCTGCGTGTAGACCTACCTAATGGTGCTAGAATCACCTTGCTAGGCTCTGAATCTCCAGATGGGTTAAGAGGTATATATCTTGATGGCTGCGTAATTGATGAGTACGCAAATGTAAATGGTAAGTTGTTTCCAGAAATAATTAGACCAGCATTATCTGATAGAAAAGGCTACTGTGTTTTTATTGGTACACCAATGGGAATGAACAATAATTTTTACGAACTATACCAACACGCACAAGGTGCGGATGATTGGTTTAATTACAAAGCTAAAGCTAGTCAAACAAACATTGTAGACAATGATGAGTTGGTCAAGGCAAAAGAAGTTATGGGTGAAAAGAAGTACCTACAAGAATTTGAATGTGATTGGATAGCCAACATTGAAGGAGCAGTATATGGAGATGTTATCGCAAAGCTAGATGATGACAAACAGCTTACAAGAGTTCCCTACGATCCCTCACTACCTGTATCAACAGCATGGGATCTTGGTGTCTCCGACCACAGTAGTATAATATTTTATCAGCAGTTAGGAAGAAGCATTAATATAATAGATTACCACGAAGAGAAAGGTCAAGGTCTACCTTATTACATTAAAATGATTAATGATAAGGATTATGTTTACAAGGATCACTTTGCACCACACGACATTGAAGTTACCGAATTTGGAAATGGCAAAACCCGGAGAGAGGTCGCCAATCAATTAGGATTAAGATTTAAGGTTGTTCCAAAAATTCCATTAGAAGATGGCATCCACGCAACTACAATGACCTTACCTAGATGTTGGATTGATACTGACCATTGCAAAAAGTTAATAGATGCGTTAAGACATTATCACAGGAAGTACATTGATAAAAATAGAATGTTTAGATCAAAGCCTGTACACGATTGGAGTTCTCATGCTTGTGATGCAATGCGTTACCTTGCAGTTGGACTACAAGAAATTAATACTAGACAAACTGCTCCGCAAAGTGTAGCAGATAATAGTTACAGGATTATATAATTATGGGTTCAATATTCAAACCAAAAATGCCACCATTGCCGCCACCGCCACCTCCGGTTGAAGCACCCAGCAGCGAATTAAGTGATGAAGAAAAAGCAGCAATTAAAGCAGAGAAAGATGCTAT